ATTAACGCTAATAGAATTTAATATTTCTAAATCTTTTGGTATTAAATAAGTCGGTATATATTCTATATCCATTTTTAATATTTGTATTGTTGGTGGAGCAGCTAATAATTCATCGCTTAATTTTATTTCATAAGCACATTTAGTATTATCAGTATAATATTTAGTGTTATAGCCCATTTTATTCATTATTGATATTGAAAATCCATCACCATTTACTGCTATTGATTCATATATTTGATCATTACCTGGCATGTTATTTATACATAATGCTCTATATCTAACGCCATTAACTATTACATGATATTCATTGCCTACTTCTAAGTAAGTAACATTATTACTTTCATATATATACGAATTATTACTAAAAGAACTAACCATAGTTGAAGTATCAATAGTCTCGCCAATAGTTTCACTTTTAATATAACCTATTTTATTATCATCTACATATTTTTTAGTAGCTGTAACATTTTCATTTGTAGTGTAAATACCATCTTCAATTTTATTTAATGATACATTTGTGATAATATCGCCATCATTCCAATTAGTTTTATTATATTTTCCATTATCGTCAAATGTTGGTGTATCGACATCTGATAATGTAGCAACGGCATAATTTGCTTTTGCTAATCCTACCACATTTGTAGTATTATCATCTTCAATTGCAATTGGTTCTTTAATTTCAATGCCATTTTCAACTGGTGGTATTGTAACCCTACTTTGTTTATTTTCATCTAATAAACGTATTTGGAATGTATAAGCACCTAATTCTTCAATCTCATCAATCATTTCTTTGGTGATAGTAAATAATACTGTACCCTCTTTAGTGGCACTTACTTCACTAAATATTGGGGGTTTATCATTTGGTGTTTTTATTACTAATTGTCCATAACTTGCATTAGTTGATTCAATAACATTGGTTGCTACTGTATTACTGTATTTAAAAGGAGATTGTAATATAGTAAATCTTATCTCTATATTTTTATCTCCTCTATAAAGTACAATAGTCGAATCCATTTTTGAAACATTATTAGAGATTTTAATTGTACTTTCAGTAAAAATCATTTATTACACCTTCCTTCTAAAATAATAAAATAAAAAAGATAACTAAAAAATTTAGTTATCTATTTTATCAGTGTATTTTAATTCTTCAAGTTCTTTTTTTAATTCTTCAATTTCTTTTTTTAACATGTCGATTTGTTGTTTATATATTTCACATTGTGCTTGATTTAATACCTTTTGATGATTAGCTTCTGCCAATTCTTGTTTGTATAATTTAGCTATTATATTTATTGTATTTATCGCATCCATTTTGATTAATCCCTCCTATTCTGTATAAGTTACTTTCATAGTTATGCTACCTGAACATACTGCATAACTACTAGAATTATAAGCAGACTGAATACCAAATCCTTTTATAGTACCGTCTGAAAGCGCATTAAGTATAGTACTATTTGTTATTGTTAATTTACCAGTATCACCAACTGCTATATTGACACTTCCACAACTTGAACCGTATGAAGGTTTTCCACTTGGTCTACTTGCATAGTTATGAGTTTTTACTACTACTGGCACGGCTGAATGAACCCCACCGGATATTCTCTTAATAGTAAGTTCTATTTTACTAATAGATTTACCCTTAAATTGATTGAATTGACTACCAAAGAACCAGCATCCATTACAATCTCCATACCCATAATCACCTTGTCTTGCTGTATTATCTTTCTTCCAGTTGTTGTATACTGAACTTCTATAAGTATCACCGCTATTAGATTTGATTGTAGCTGTCTTAGTAGTAGTTGGTGTAGGAGCTTTGCCTGGATCTGTTGTTTGATTACCTCCTTCATGGTTAACATCTGTAGGAGCTATTATTTGACCCGGTAAACTCACATGAGTATTTGATTTACTACCACCGCATTGTGCACTGTTTGCTATTGTAATGCAGCCTCCACTTACTGCTTCGAATCCATACTGACTACATACACCACTTGAACTTGCAGCGTGTATTCTTCCTCCTGCATTTGCTCTAAAACCTATATCACAATTGATAAATTGTAAATCTTTATAATATCCAAATGCATAGGAATCACAAGCCATACCAACAATCGTAGTAGCACTGCCGGAAGGATTATCACTACCATATATTTTTAAGCTATAAGCATTAATTGGTGAACTTTCCTGTCCAACCAAACTAGCCGTTCTACTAGCAACTGCACAACCTGTACTTGGATGAATTACACCTGTCCTTTCAGTTTCAAATTTCATATAGCCTCCATATACATACACTTTAATGGTACTCATATAACTTCTAATCCATCCATATACAGTATTGCCGTCTAAATATAAGTTAATTCTACCACTACTAAAATATCTAATATCTATATTTTCATAAATATCTTCTTGTATCCATATATTTACTATTTTCCCATTTAGGAATTTAGGTAAGGCTTCTAATGCCCCTGTTACTGTTCTAAACGATACACCGTCATATAATTCATTGTCATCACTACCACCACTATTAATTGATATTTGTATATCATCTTCCAAGGTACTTGGGTATTGTGCACTGTTAATTTTGTTAGCAGTTATAACGTCCGCTGTAAGTTCTCCTTCGACTGAGAAACTATCTCCAATAACTTCAGAACCTTGTATTTGTGCGCCAATAATGTTACCTTCACTGTCTACACTAAATGTATTACTTTGATTTCTAAATGTACAACCTATAATATCAGAGCCTTCTATTTGTGCGCCAACAATATTTCCTTCACTGTCTACACTAAATGTATTACTTTGGTTTCTAAAAGTACCTCCTATCATAGTTGCACCTGTAATAGTTTTACCGTCAATAGCACCGTCAACTATCATGTCGCCGTCTACTTTTACTTGTTTTGTTATTATGTTCAATGCGTCTTGTGTTAGTTGCATTGAACTTGCACTATCACCTTTAACCCACCAAGTAAATTTATCAGATAATTGTTGATATTTTGTTTCATTAGATTTAATCACAGAGCTTTTTGTGATTGACGCAACTGGTATAGTCTTTTTGACATTCGTTTTTCCTTCAATATTAATAGTTATCTGTATCTCACCAGAATTACCTGTTACTGTAAGGAGAGTAATCGTTTTATGATCATCCTCCAATTTTGCAGTACAGTTAGAAGTGTTGGTTATAGTTACTTTATATTGTCCATCAGTTGGTGTTGAGTTAACTGCGACTAACTGAGTAGTTCCATTATATATATTAATTTGAGTATTTTTACTAGTTTCCTCTACAACTACTTTATTTACTGTTGTAGTGAATATGTTACTATATATAGTAGCGCTTGTAGCCGGCCTACTAACTTTTGTCGTAAATGAATTACTATATATTTCACTCATAAGCAACCACCTCCTAGCTTGTTTTAGTTAAATTACAATATGATAAATACTTACGTGGATCATAACATCCATATCTTATTTTAGTTGTTGTTGCAGTAAATGAATATTTAGTGTTATAGTCACCTGTACTAGTAAATAATTCTTTAACAAAATTATCATTGTCATCATATGCATAACACCATACCCAAGTAGCATCCATTTGTAATGTATAATGACCGCCTTTTTCAACTGTTACTGGATTAATTGTTGCCCAATCGCTGCTACTATCAACTATTTTATGTGTGCTAGTATCAACTTTTTTTCCAAATGTCATATTACCGATAGTACCAGGAGCTGGTTCTGGCGTAGTTGAACCACCTGAGCTTTTTTCTCTTAATGTACCATTTGATACAGTTAATGTAATTTGTTTTGATACGCCTGAGTGAGAAGTGGCAGTTATTATTACTTCACCATTAGCATCTGCATTAGTACTACATAATCCACTATGAACCCAAACTAAACTTGAATTACTAGATTCCCATGTCAATGATTTATTAATACAGTTATCATTGAATGTTGGTCGTACCATACAGTTATGTGAACTATCATTGGCGTCCATAGCAGCTAGTGAGAAGTCACTAGAATTTAATACTAGATTATCAGTACTTAGTGGATAATATTTTATCCAATCTACGTACTGAGTAATTTCAGTAGTACTACTATCAGGAGTACCACCACTAGCACCAATCGCTTGGTTAACTAGTATGAAATGTGGTATATGGAATGCTCTATTATCAGTAGCACTTGTTCTTGATAATTCATGCCCATCTATAGAGAAAATTAATGTACCGTCTGTTTTCCATTCCATTGCAAATTCATGCCAATCGCCAGTTGGATAATCATTATACCATACACGTCCACTTTCTTCTTTTTCATTAAAGAACGCACCACAAGTTAGTTTACCGTTATAGAATTCCATAACGTCAAACTCACCACAATATGCCCACCATTCGCCTAGTGTATCAGGATTACCATTTTCTTTATATCCAAATTCAAAACTATCTCCTAAAGTCCAGAACGCACCAAATGCTCCATTATAATTACAAGCTCTAACTCTAGCTACTATCTTACCATACATGAAAGCAAAGTGTCCTTTGGATATTATAGATGAAGAAGTCCAAGAACCATCGCTAGCTTTTAAACCTCTTAAAGCTAATATACCGTCATTAACTTCAGCATTTGTATTTGTATATTTTTGAGTTTCATTATTTCTTACATAACCTAATTCATATGACCACTTATTTGAATCTATTGTGTTACTTGAGAAATCATCTATAACGTATGCCCCATCACTATCTAATAATTCACTTGTGCTTGTGCCACCAGAGGAAGATTTAGTTAGTGTGGCAGTAACTTGCCCGTTGTTACCTGTACCACATATTCTAATATAGGAAGCACTAGCTGGTACTGTAAATGTTGTTGATAATGAACCAACTGACCAGTCATCTGTATTAGCTTCTACAAATCCACCGTTATTATTGCCTAGATAAGTATCACTACTATTATAGAAACATACACAAACATAATTTACAGGTTTTAAATCAAGTGTATATTTTGATGATGGGGTTACTGATATTTTATTAATTGTAGTCCAGAATGTAGTATCAGTAGTGTCAGTAACTACCCCATTATCTAATTTTTTCTTTTGAGTGAAAGTCATTGGGTCAGGAGTTGCATTACTTGTCAATGTAACTGTGAATACATTACTTGTCTTAGTTGTACCCTTAGCTGTTGTAACTTTTATAGCCATACTATAATTTCCTGCACTAGCTTTGTTATCATGTTTAAATTTATAAGTTGTTCCACTAGAAGTTACATCACTTGTTTTGTCATAAAATGTCTTTCCTCCGTCCCATGAAACTTCGTGTTTTACCACTGCTATATTTGTACTATATTCAATGTAGAATTCTGTTTTTTCAGGTTGTGTTATGTTCGCTATGTTACTTATAGTTAATGTTTCAGTAGTACTTGTTCCTGAGATATATTGTATATTACTACAGAATGGAGATGAAGCAGTAGATTGACCACACCATCCACTCATATTTCCAGTCAATGTAACTAATTTACTTCCGTCTTGTTTATATATAGTTTGTGTATTACCATTTATTTCAATAGTTAACGTTTCCCCTGGATTAATTGTATTTATTTCTAATTTATCAATTTGGGTAGCACCTGTACCCGGAATAGTCATTTTGAATCTTTTACCATTTTCACCGCCGCTTGTATTTCCTAAAGCTATCATATTATAAGTGCCATCCCCATTATCGTTATATATATACCAACATAATGCTCCATAATCAGCTACGCTATCTCTAACAGTGAATTTAAGTTTTGATACTGTCTTATCTAGTTTTACCATACCCCATTGACCAAGGGATGCAGCCACTAAATTACCACTCGAATCAACTTGAACTCCTTCACATTTACCCACTGTTGAGAAGTTTCCTGATTCGGCTACGGTGTATGTTTCAGAAGGTGCTGGAGGCGTTACAGAACCTGAAGTTATTTTACATTTAGATAATTTAGATGCTAATAATTTATGCCCATCCTGTGTAGGGTGCAATCCGTCACTACTAATTAAATCAGGTTGTAACTCAGTATCCTCATGCAAATCTATATATTCAATATTGTTAGCGTTACACACTGCTATAATAGCATCTCTATATTGTTGTAAGGTATTTCCTAAACTATTAGTGCCGTTACTATTTGTACTGAACACCCCAGCTCTCATATTAAGTGGAAGAATAAATAGCTTTTTAGCATTTGTATATTTATTATTTAAAGTAGTTACAAAGTCATTCAATGCTCCATAGAAATTACTTGTGTCTGTGCTGCTTATAGTTCCTATTGCACAGCTTTGTATATAATCATTAACACCACCAAATATAGTGATAACGCTCGGATCATTACTTGGCAATTTCCCAAGAAGTGTTGCGAAAGTGCTATATCCAGTAGTTTTGTTAGTAAAATGCGACCCATCTTTACCTACGTTATTAATTGTCAAATTATTAAATTTATTTCCTAAAACAGTCATATATTTCGTCTGTGGTAATAAATTAGTATCGCTAATACTATCTCCTATTACATACCACGTAGATGCGCTTGATAACAATGCTCCAAATGTTCCACTCTCTGTAGATATTTCACCATCGCCGCTACCGCCGCTACTAGTTTCGGTATATACGCATTTTAATTTGCAATTGCTGTATGTCCCATTATTCCAACTACTAACATTGAAAACGGCTTTAGTGTTAGTAAATGAAGTAGCACTTTCATAAGTACTACCTCCATCTTTACTAATTAATATATCTGAAATATTGGTAGCATCGGTTGTGAAATTAACTGTTAATGTATCCCCTGTTGTACTAGGGTTACTTGAAACTGTTATGCTTGCCATTTTATTACCTCCTTAATCACAAGTGGTTACTAAACACTCTTTAGTGAGTATTATAGTGTAACCATCCAGATTTTGAATTGATTCTTTTATTTCGTTCAATCCTTCTTTTGTTGCATATGTATCACTCACTGTCATTTTGAATCCATCCAAGGATTGCTCTAATTTTGACTGTTTACTAGTTACATCTTTTACTTGTTCTGCCACTTGTTCTAATGTTGGTGTTGTATAAGTAGTTTGTGTAGGGTCCTGCCATACTAATTTATATCTCAACCATAAGTATTTACCTTGTGTTACAGGCGGCATATCTTCGACCCAACTACCTCCAGTTTGTGTAGTTTTACTAGTAGATAGATACCACTGTGGAACCGAACTAACTAAAGATTGTCCTTTATCCCCTTGTTCACCATTATCACCTTTAGCTCCTTGAATACATACAGGAATAGAATACTCTATATTTCCATTACCATATGTATATTTCATTCTTTGCCATATATATTTCCCATTTTCCCATTTAGGAGTAGTATCTTCAATCCAACTTCCTCCTGTTTGAGTAGTATTACTAGTAGACACGTAGTATTGTGTTACAGTTGATTTTAATGTTTCTTGGTAATTAGTTTCTAATTTTCCTATTGTAGTTGTATGTTTATCGACAGTATCTTTTGTACTATTGTACTCGTCTTTTAACTGTACTACAGTTCCATCTTCTTTTGTAATAGTTGTATTATCAATTAAAGTGCTAATTTGTCCTTGAGCTATACCAATATTAGTTGTATTAGTAGTTACTTGCTCAATAACACTACTCAAATCTCCATCTATGGTAATATCCTTAATTGTATCTACCGTCTTTTTAAGCTGATTGAATGATACATCTAACGTTTGTTCGGTATCATCAAATTTAATATGGCTGGCTTTTATAGTACTAGTATTATTATTTATATTGCTAATAACACTACTTATATCAAGCTTACTACCATTTATATTAGCATTATCGGCTACTTTACTATCAACTATTAAACCATCCTTAATTGCATCGCTTGATTGAATTCCATTTTGATTAATAAGCTGACCTTTACCAGTTTCGTCATAAAGAACAAACGTGAAATTTCCAGTAGCATCTTTCCCTATTTGTATACGTACCTTACCGTCTTTATCTTTGAACTGTTGAAGATTACCTTGTAACAGCATAGAACCGTCATCGCTTTGAATACTAACGTTATTTGTATTAATTGTGCCAGTATTAATTTTACTTGCACTTATGGTGTCTATCATGGCATCTTTTATTAACGCATTTTCAATCGTTGTATTCGCTGCTGTTAAATGAAGTGATTGAATGTTTTCAGATGTTAAATGGCCACTAACCAATGTGTTTATGTCGGCATATTTTGTTTCTAATACATCTATTCTTGCTTTATCTGCTTTTAGACTTTTAATATCAGCATTTATGACATCTAAATCTTTTATATTTGCTTTATTTGCTACTAAGTTTTCTATCTCAGCATCTTTAGCTTTTAAATTAGTTATAGTAGCATTAACTGCTTCTAAGTCTTTTATTGTAGCTTTATCTGCTACTAATTTTTCTATCTCTGCATCTTTAGCTTTTAAATTTTTTATAGTAGCATTAATTGCTTCTAAGTCTTTTATGTTTGCTTTATCGGCTATAAGTTTATCAACTTGCAGCATGTCTTCTTCTAATTTATTAACTTTAATTGAACTAGCTGAAGGAGAAGTAATATTCCCAGTAACCGTAGCAGTATGATCTTTTATCATTACAGTTACTCTTTCTCCAGATTGTAAATCAGCAGTAGTAGTTATGGGAGTTAATAAATCAGAACCATCTATTTTGACGTACATCTTAGATTCATATTCTACTGTTGTACCATAAACTATTGATTCTTTTTTCTCTACAGTTTGGTCTCTCGTTATTTTTACAAATTGAGATATCAAATCATTAGACAGACTCATTTAAATCACCCCCATAATTTATTTGTGTATACTGCTTTTTCTGTAACTGGACATCCCGGTTTACATTCTATAGATTGACTAATGACTTTGGCTTTTATGTTTTTTAATCCTGCTCTTTCGTAATTTATTCTAACACAGTCGCCCAATCTTACTGGACAATAACCATGAGTATATGATATTGTATACTCTAATGTTGATAAATTTCTAAGAAGCTGTTCTGCATATTCATCTATTTGGTTTTTTGTAGGGTCACCTAATAAATTAGGATTAGTTTCTCTATGTATTATTTCTCTACCTCTATTCTGTATTGATATTGGACTATTTTCATCATTATTTTCAACTCTTGCTGTATAAATATCTTTACCATTCGAATATATTACTTCGACAACATTTGGTATTCCATATAAATCCCTGTCTATATCTAAATCAGGGTATAATATAGAACTATTACTATCATCGTAAGTCCATACTGGTTGTAGAGATGCCGTATCTTGCACCGGCATAAATATAATACGACCCATTTCATCCAGTCCAAATGTGTATTTAGCATTTGCTATTAAATCAGATAAGAAAGTAATCCATGTGTCATCAGTATTTGATACAAAATCGTTAAATAAATTCTTTTCATTTTCAGTTTTTACAACAGGTGCTCTTGCTTGTTCTCGAACAAGTGTATAAGCATTATTCATTATATTATTACCCTCTAGTATAGAATATCCAAGAGGAGGCATGCCTTCTTTAAGTTCTAATAGAGGAGTGTAAGCATCCAAAGATATAGTTTGAATCTTACCATCAAACTTATACGAAGGCGTTTGCACTAAAAATGTACCTAAAGGATGCTTTTCTCTAACTCCATTTTGAATTGTTATTAGATAAATTCTTATATAGCATTCGCCTAAAGATTCTGCAACGTCTATAGTCGCAGAACCCAAGGTTTCAGCACTAGAATCTCTCTTTATAGTACTTTGTATAACATTATCTATTTTTTTAATGTCTTTCCAAGTCCCAGGATCAACTATATAATATTCAAATGTCTGTTGCATAGTAGATGCCCAATCAGCCATATTATGCACCTCCATCTACTCTTGTTATGTCAAGTGTAACTGGTATTACCAAATTACAATGTTCTTGACTAAATGACACTTTTATATAAGCCCAATATCCACTTCCTGAAGGTTCTCTCACATATACGTCGTCCATCCATACAGCAAGTCTTCTTAATGCATATAAAGTGTCTTTATCTTCTTTAGCTACATCGACTTTCCATGAAGAAGTAGAACCTAATTGAGTTCCATAGTAACTAACAGGTCTTTTTCTTCCTATATATTCGACTAATGTTACATCTGAATCATTTGAATCAGATACATCTATGTTATATGGCAATTTTAACATTGAACCAGCCCATGCAGGTTGCTCCATTTCATCTTCATTTGTAGTATCAAATTCTGTCCATGCTTCGTCCCATTGTATAACAACGGCAGTTTCTCCAACAATAACTCCAGGAATATCAGCATAGCTTACTGCTCCTGTTGAATCTGATATAGCAACTATTCTATATCTTGCAAGGTCTAATGCAGGATGAGGGTCTGTTACAAAAGTATTATTTACGTTTAATATACCTGTTCCAATTTCAACGAATGAACCATCAAATTCTCTTCTGTATACAGATAGAGTTATTCCGTCTACTAATTCGCTGACTTCTGATTCAACTTCACAGAAATATACTCCTGTTCCTGATGATAGAGTACCATAATAAACCACATCACCATTCTCCGTAAATGCATCATCAACTGAAGTTCCTTCTATAGTTTCTGTTATTATTTCGCTAGTTCTTACGTATGTTCCTGTAGTAGTACTCAATTCAACTTTGTAGCATACCATCGGATAATAATCGCAATATGGATGTATATAAGCGCAAAGAGTTTCTTCATCTATAGCTATTTCTGCATTAGGTATATATTGTTCATCAGTCCATGCTACTTCGAATTCAGCAGATTCTTCAACGGTTAAGCCTGAATTCATAGAAGCTACAACTGTAACTTTATATGTTACACCATTTTCTAAATCCACACTATGCGCTGAAATTTCCAAGGCTAAATTTTCTGAAATATCATAAAATTGAGAGTAAACATCATCACCAGCACTAATCATTTTGACGTTTCCTATCTCGTCAACAGTACTATAAGTTTCTTTTGATGTAATAGTTACGTGATAACCTATAGGAGTTTGTGTTGCGGGACCTGTTACCCCATTTATATAAAACGGAAAGCTTTCAAGAACAGTTAAAGATGTTCCTGCCTTATCAGTTATACTTAAACTTAATGTTGGCGGAGCATATATATCGATTACCCTTTGTGTTGACCAATCACCATATGCTCCTGTTATACCTGCAGTTCTTACTTTCCATTTTATTGTCGTTCCTTCAGTATAAGTAAATGTACTCAAACTATATTGGCTAGTTTTGTCTTTTTCAGATTCTTCTGTTGTGTTAGTTATTGTGTGGGTTTCTGTAGTGTCACCGATAATTAATTCCAATTCAGCTTTAGTTTGACTAGAACCATCTTCTGAATTATGCACCCAATATAGTATAACTTTTTCTCCAACAATAGCCGTAGTGGTTGAAGCCCAAGTTGTCGGAGCGGCTGGAGCTTTACCTATTGTTATAGATACTATTTCAGACCAGCCGGATTCCCCTTGCTCATTTATTGCTCTAACTCTAAAGAAGTATTCTTGACCAGATTCAAGACCTGTAACTTCAGCATGAGTTTTAGATTCTATAGTTAATGATTTAACTTCACTAGAGCTATCGAAGTAGATTTTTTTAGTAGTATATTGAACTTCACACTTTGTAGCATTGGTTACATTGTCCCATTCGATTTGAACTGATGTTTCTGATAAAGCTTTAATGGACTTGATACTAGCTGGCGTAGAAGGTATTGTTTTAGCCCCATCTGAATAGTCAGAATATCCGCTATAAACTTTATCACGTTTACTTCTAGCGCGAACTGTATATGAATGTCCTGCTTCTATAGTGCATGAAAATGATGCTGCCCACTTAAGTATTTTTACTATTCCAGATTTATAAGTTGTTGAATTATCTTTAATTACTTGAAATTCTATTTCTGTAGCATTTAAGTCATCAAGATTCACTAATGATGCTGTTAATGTATATTTTTCAATTTTTACAGTTGGAATAGGAGGCATTTTTGGAGGATTATTATCAAAGTCATAAGTTATCCAAGCTGTATAGTCAGCCGTCCAATAGCTAACTTCTTTTTTGTTAACCTTATGTTTCTTAGCTATAGCTTTTACTTTAAATCTAACTTTTTCAGCATTGTTTGGTGCATTATAAGTACTTTGTTCTGCAGTAATTTCTTCTTCTTTACCAATAAACCATACACCATCTCCAGTATGATAGTTCCATACAACTTTATATTTGTCTGTATTAGATCTTGACCATTCCCAAGTAGCAAACACTGTACTGTCAGTATCTGATTGCAAACCAAAATGAACAATTTTTGGACAATTAGATTTTGTAGAAGATGGTTTCTTATCTGGTGTACTATGTGAAGTCGTTGTCTTTCCTGATATAATTAGTTTTTGACCGATATATATAAGATAATTTCCATATCTATTTTTCTTTAAATGATTAAGTTTTACCAATTGAGATAAAGATATACCGTATTTTTTACATATAGGACTTGGTAAGTCCCCTTTTTTAACTATGTGATACTTAGTTGCCATTACTTATATCCTCCTTTCCATTTTAGCTGCTCTAACAAGAGTTTCAACAGCATTAGTAATATTGCTTCCATCGTCGTATGTGATACCATTTATTTGATAAGTAGTATTGCTTGTGTTTCCTAATCCATTTTTTAAGTCTTTTATAGCTGATACTATTTCCTCATTACTAACTCCATTTTGAACTAAACCGATAGATTTTGAGATTCCACCAGATACACCAGCTATATTCATAGTTCTATTTGATAATAAATTATTTAATCTACTAGCCCCATTTTCAACATTTGTCAAATCCAACACTGGAGATATAACAGGGTTTACATCCATATCAGAATTAAGAACTTTACTTGCCACATTTAATGCTTTATTAGTGGAATTTATGACTGATTGTGCTAATCCTTCAGCTGGTTTGTTTGCAACACTAGCGTATTTGGTTAACCCTTTTGCTAAACCTAAAACTGTATATCTACCTATTTCCATAAATACTCTAGAAGGTGAATGTATCTTTAATATCTCCTTAGCTTTATTTACAACACCACGTATTCCACTTGATATTGCATTCTTCGCAGCAGTAATACCAGATTTAATACCTGATGCTAAACCGTTTATCAAATTTTTACCAGCACTTACTAATGCATTAGCTGCCCCACTAGCGGCACTTTTAGCTGCATTTATCGCACTTCTTATAGCATTTCCAACTGCACTGATCTTATCTTTTATTCCTTTTATAAGTCCAGTTATTAATTGTCTACCTTTATCAACTAAAGCAGTAGCGGCTCCACTAAGAGCATTTTTACATCTATTAAGCGCTTCTTTAGCTGCACTAGCAACCGCACTAAGCTTATCTTTGATTCCTTTAATAAAACCTGTAATTAATTGTCTACCTTTATCAAGTAAAGCAGTAGCGGCTCCAGCAAGAGCATTTTTACATCTAGTAAGTACTTCTTTAACTGCACTTCCGGCTTGACCAACCTTACCTTTGATTCCTTTTATAAGTCCACCGATAAGTTTTCCACCAGCTTGTGCCAATCCTCCAACTGCGCTGCCTGCTAAGGATACAGCGGCTTTAACCACTGCTTGGATTAAATTACTTACAGCTTGACCAAGTCTATCGGAATTTTCGTTTAATCCTTTAGCGACACCATCTATAAATTTTATAGCCAAGTTAATACCAGCGTTTATTATTTCTCCTATATGTTCGGCTATACCATTTATAAAATTCACTACAATCTCTGCTCCAACTGTTACTAATTTTTCTATATTATCTGCTATTCCTTGCATTAAATTCAATATTAAGTTTACTCCAACTTCTATAAGCTTAGGAGCTGCCTGACCTATTGCTGTGGCCAATGCTACTACAAGTTGAGTCGCTGTGGTGATTATTTGTGGTATACAATTAGATAATGCTTGTAATAACCCTGTTACAAGTTGTGTTACGGCAGTCAATATTTGAGGTAGTCCATTAGCAAACCCAGTTATAAGATTTGTCACTGCTTCAGCTAACTTAGTTCCTAACGTTGGCAATAAACCTATAAGCTGATTTATAAATCCAACTATTGCATATCCACTACCTGCAACGACTGTTCCAACTAATGTTAAACCAGTACCAAATGCTAATAAACCAGCGCCTATTAGAGCACAAGATACGCTTAATAAAGCTATAGCACCTGATAATGCTATTAATGTAGGAACTAGTGGAGTTAATAGAAGTCCTGCCACACCAATAACAGCAAATCCTCCTGCTAATGCTAATAATCCAGTTCCAACTTGTTGTAAACTAAGCGAACTTAATGCCATCAATTGCGGAGTCAACAATGCTAATGCTCCAGCCATAATAACCATAGCTGTTGCGCCTAATATACAACCAGACATTGCATACATTGCCACACCTAATATAGTTAATGAACCAGCTAAAGCAACAAGTCCAACAGCTAATGATTCCCAAGACATACTAGCGAAAGATTGTAAAGCAGCGCTTAATACTAATAATGAGGCAGACATTAAACCAACACCAACCGCCACTAATGATAATTTTCCTCCTGATATCAATGCTGTCGCTGTTCCTAATACGACTAATGCTCCAGCCATACCAAGTAAGCCTTTAGCTAAATTTTCCCAAGATATAGAACCCATGCCCTTAACTGCAGGAACCATAAGATTTAATGCGACTGCCAATGCAGTTAATCCGATAGCTGTAGTTATAATTCCTCCTGATGTAGTTCCAAAACGTGAGAATACTGATAAACCTGTTAATATAACACCAATACCAGCTAAGCCTTGTACTAATGCGCTTAAGTCCATGTTACCAAACTGGCTTACTGCTGATGCTAATACATTTAATGCAGCGGCTAATACTAATATTCCTGCGGCATTACCTAATCCCATTTTGACGCCATTCATTAATTTTGAGAAAGCTGCCATTTCTGTTAATACTGTACCTATACCAACAAGACCTTGAATTAAGTTATCTGTATCCATATTGCCAAGTGATTTGACTGATGAAGCAAATATCGCAATCGCGGCCCCAAATACTATCATAGATGTAGCAGTTTTAATTAAACCTTTACCTGAGCCTTCCATAAGTTTCGCAGCAGCAGACATTGTAACCATTAAACCAGCGATACTAACTAAGCCTTTAACTATTTCTCCCCAATTGAGACTAGATAAGGATTTCATTGATGCTGATAGCAATAGTATAGCTACAGACATTCCAACCATAGCAGTTGCTATTCCAGTCATTTTTCCAAAGCCTTTAGTTAGTTCTATTTTTTCTAAAAGTATCATTGCGCCTATTAATTCTGCAAATAATGCTGTTATACCAGTTAAAGCAGTATCTAATCCTGCGTTATCAATTGTTGATAGAGTAGCTAATGAAAATGCTAATATACCAACTGCGGCTGCAATTTTTAATAGAGTTCCAGCTTTTATGTTTTGTGACCATGCTGTTAATGAATCTCCTACAGAATCTAATATATCTGATACTGAATCTCCAACTTTTTTTATCGAATCAAAGAAACTTGTCGAACCTTCAACTGTAGATTTCAATGTGTCTAAACTACCTTTTATAGTTTTAAATATTCCACCTGTTATTAAAGTAGTAAGAGCTCCGAATATTGCTCCAAAATCTATTGTACCTAATGCTTTACCTACACCTTCAAGTATTGGCGCTATTCCATTTCCTATTCCTTGTAATGCACTACCTAAAGTACTAAATACTTTGCTAAAATCCAGCTTACTTAAATAGTCAAAGAATGACATAATGCCTTTTCCTGCTCCACTAATAATAGAGCCTATAGCGTTAAGTCCGCTTGAAATACCATCTGAAATTTTACCAAAGAAATTACTCTTATTAGCGGCATCATTTAGGCTCGAAGCAAATTTACCTATACCAGAAGTGACTGATAATAACACTTTACCAATAGTACCAAACACGTTTGTTAATGGTGAAAAAGCTTTGAACAAAGTAGTTACTGCATTTTTTCCTAAATTAAGAACTGAGAATACACCTTTAAATGTGTTTTTAATTTTACCAGCTGTAGAATCACTCATTTTGAATTTTTCAGTAAGATTCTTAAATCCTTCTGAAATTTGAACTAGCTTTTCTCCAGTCATTGGCGGAAAGACATCTCTAAAACCATCTTTAATTGCTCCAAGTCCTTTACCTACGCCTTGCACTATGTTTGTTACACCTTTTATAACATCATCTCTACCGCCGTTCTCATTCCAAAATTTAAGCATTGCATTTCTTGCATCTGTAGACGGTTGAATTATCTTATTAAAACCATCACTAATAGATGTTAAAACTTTAGTTGCTTGATCTTTGTCACCTATAATATATTCCCATGATTGAGCCCATCCTGAGCCGACAGATTCTTTCATTGTATCAAATAATTGTGAAACAGTTTTAACTTCTGTAGCAGCTTTAGTAGCATTTTCTGCTAATTGAGTTATTGCTTTCGCTTGTGCGTCAGTATAACCTTGAGCTTTCAATTCAGCTTCTGTATATGCTCCTGAAATTTGTTTCAATGTTTCAGTTAATACATCACCTGTCAACCATTTACCTTCAGTTAAACTATCCCTAAAACTTCCATATTTTTTTATAGCTTCATCGGCGCCTGTTCCCATTACTTCAGATGTTCTTATTAATGCATCTTGGAATAGTTTACCACCCATACCAGCGTTTACAACTGAGTTCCAGTCTTGTAATGACACTTTACCTGTAGCTAAAGCTTGTGATAATTGATACATAGCAGTTGACGCTTGTGCTGATGATGAGCCAGATGCCGCTGCCAAGTTAGCTATACCTTTTATTGCTGCTGTAGATGTTTTCAAGTCGACACCTGCTGCTGTGAATGTACCTATATTTTTTGTCATTTCAGCAAAGTTATATATAGTTTTATCAGCATAATCATTTAATTCATTTAATGTACTTGTAACATCTTTTAAAGTAGTTCCTTCATGAGCAGTATTTGTTAATATAGTTTGTATAGAGTTCATCTTGGTTTCATATTCATTAAAACCATCAGTTATAGGTTGTATAGCTAATGCACTTACAAGGTTTTTACCAGCATTTACAGCACTATTTGTGATATTAGATAACACTGTTGCACCTACGACACCAAGAGTCGAGAATTTAGCTTTAACAGTTTCTACTCCTTGACCCAACCCATTTAAATTAACTTTACTTGCAGCTCTACTAATGTTGTCTAATCCTTTACTACCTTCATTCATTTTGAGCTTTTCGTTTAAATTTTTAAGACTATTTAGAGTTGTTTTTACTCCACTCTCAAATCCTTGATTATTAAATTCCATTTGGACAATTCTTTTATCAATTGAACTCATGCATTAACAACCTCCTTCCATGCTTCTTCGGCTATCCTATCAAATATAGGTCTCATGGCCGGATTTATATAGTCTCTTCCTGCTACATAACCACCGGTACCGGTACCATGACCATATTGGAGTATTACCGCAATATTAACACCCTTATTAGTATTACTATTAGACCAATAAATAGTGTGTGTATCGCCGTTTGATGATACTTCATAACTCCATGAATTTGCTGTAGTTCCAGTATCAGTTGGAGTAGCGCTAGATAACGCTGATACACCTTCTTGCCCATAGCGTTCAAGTATTTGCCTAATCTGAAAACTTTTCATCTTTTCCAAAAATTTAAATGTTTTATTGAAATCACCTTTACTAGTGATTTTTACTTCCATTGTTCAATCTCACCGCCTTTATTTATTAAGACGTTGAATCTCATGCATAACATCGTTATAGTTATATCCCGCTTCTTCTAGTAACATTTTACAAATTTCATCTTCTCCCCATTTACCTTCTACAACCTCTTCTGCTACTTCATGTATTGATAAATTCATTCTTTTTCTAAGCATGGTATTAACTCTCTCGTCAACTATGTGTTTGTCGTATCCAGCTGTACTTAATTTTTTGCTACATAACTTACTCTTTTTACCAATTACAATTTCTTTTGCAATACGTTTATTATTGTTTTTATGACGATTATTAGCAACACGATCGAATGAATTCATGGCGTTCACCTATCCTTTAGTTTTTAAATTTTTCTTTCTCGCTTCGTTTAATGCTCTATTTCGTTGTAGTATTTCATTTCGTCCCATCTTTTTAGGTGGAGAGTTTTTAATATTACATACTTTAACAAGAGTTAATAATCTATTAATATGCCATTTTTGGCATTCAAATGGAATATTAAAAGCAACCATCCAATAATATATTATTTCAGAGGTTATAATTTCCCTATTAGGGGTTTGATTTGTATCACTAAAGGTCGTAGCAGTCATTGGGTTTTCTATATATTCATTTATATCTTTTAAGTTATTTTCAGTTAAGCGGGTATAAACATCTGCGTCAACATTTTGGGTTATTGTCATACAACGAACATAATCTATTACTTCTTCAAGCGTTTTATCTTTTCCATCTAAAAATGGTTTATGCCATTTGGCTTCCCATTTTGAAATGGAGACTAGAGAATGTTCTAGTTGTAAGGACTGTTCCTTGAATAATATAAATTCATTACTAACTTCATCGTAGTATTCCATTGCAGGTACAGTTATTTTCAACATCTCCAGTCACCTTAACCTTTCTATTTCATGCTAGTAGGTAATATACCATTTATGAAATCTGTAGCAGCTTTGTCATCAAGTGCTAATTCCATAAATATTTCACTGTATGCTTCTGTCTGAGAAAATGCATCTGATAATTCCTTACTCTTGATGAATCTTCTTCCATCTGGTGATTTTTCCCCATACGCTTTTAGTACTATTTGTTTAAAAGTACGTATTATTTCTTTATTATCTTTTGAGTTAACGATGTTTTCTAGCATTTGAGCTAGCCCTCCGTCTACAGATAATTCCATTTCAGTTACCTCAGCTTTAGATAGGTTGAAATAGAAATCTTCAGTTCTTTCAACGCCATTATAATCAGTATAAGTTACAGTTTTCTTTAACATATTCAAATCTCTCCTTAATCAAAAATTAAAATATAAGAGCCCCCGTAAAAAATGCGAGAGCTCTTTTTGTTTACAATAAAATATATTAACCAGCGATTATGCACCAGCAAGTATTGTCTTTAATTCATCAGGTAATGGTAATTTAGCTTCAACTGATTCAGTACCATATAACATATCTTCTATAGTTTTTAATTTTGCAGCATCTATTTTAGTAGAATCTATAGTTACACTTGCTGTAGGTTTAAATCCTGCTACATTTACAGGTGTTGTAGTTACTTCCCATGAGAAAGTTATTGCTTCTGGACTATCATTTATTGTTTGATAACCTTTTTCACTAGGAGCAGCTTTTGCACCGTAAATTAAGTGTAGTTTATATCCATATTCATTACTTTTAACATCATTACCTAGAACTGTTCTATAGCATAATCCGAAAGTTTTTCTATCTTGTTGACCTATAGTAACTCCTGTTCCTAAAGATGCAGAACCATCACAAGCTTCAAACTCTTCTGGATAAGTGTAAGCTTCTATAGTTGCTCCAAATTCTTCTGCTGAGAATAATTCTAAGTATTTTATATCATCAGCATATAATGGTGTTGCTTCTGCTCCAGAAGGACTTTCTGTTACAGCAGTTAAACCATTCCATGCTACACCTTTTGCGTATGCTCCAGTTTCATCTTGTATATATAATACACCATTTTTTACGCCTGTTTCGTAAAGACGTTTACCACTTTCATCCCAAACTATTTTAGCCATGTTAGCTTTCCTCCTTAAATTTAATAATAAATCGTGAACACGTAATGATATAAATTATCACTACAATATGCTCTATCAAACTTACACATTTGAAATTCTTTTAAAACGTTTTCTATTATATCAATATTTGGTTGCTTATAAATAAACATTAATGTATAGCTATTAATATATTGGTATATACTATCATTAGCACGCTTAGTGTCACCATCACCAATTGTATAAATTACACATGGATAAGTTAATTTCACAGATGCTGGAGGCTGAAAATATACATGATCATTTTCCATAATATATTCAAGTTTTGATTGCAGTTCTAATCTTCTATTCATTGTATAAGCCTCCAATCGTTAACAGTAATCTTGGATACTGAACTTCAACATCTGTTATTTTCCATTTAGCTCCCATGAATACGACATAGCGCATTGCATGAAAGTTATTATTGGCAAATGGGTCGGCTATGATGCTAATCTGATTTGATATATTAATATCGTCATTTATTTTACTTCTTTCTTGTAAACGTCTAGAATTTCGTATTACATCTCCGAAGTACATGTTCTCTGTTATCTGTTCTTCATATATACCAGGTTCTGTTTCGACAGTTAGAGCATAACCGATTATTCCACAAAACTTTGCCATTTTGAATTATTCCTTTCTATTCTAAGCTTCAGCTTTATCTAATGCTACTGCTACTGCAGAGTAAGGTTTAACTAATGCTCCAGAGCATCTAGTTTCCATTAAGTATTTTTGTTGGTTGTAGTCTATATCGAAATCGTCGAACATATTAACAGCTCCGCCTTTATCAGCACCAACATAGTAGTCAACTAAGTTAACAAGGATAGCCATTAAAGGTTTTTCAACAGTTTCAACTTTAGTTTTAGCACCTTCCATAACTTCAACAGCTACTATTTCTTTAACTCTTAAAGCTGTAGCTAATTTATCAACTGTGTCATATATTACTCTTCCGTTTTTGTCTTCTAATAATAAACAATTAGTTATGACATCTTCAGTAGTGAATAGAGTTGGACTTCCTGATCCTTTGTATTCTTTTCTAGATTTTATAACTGTTTTTATAAATGCTTTTGCTATATCATCTTCAGTTGCAGCAGCTGCTACAGAAACAGGAGCTTTAACACAGTATAAATCATCATCTTTAGATATAGGTCTTATGCAAGTTTCATTGATTTTGTCATCAGAGTCAGCTAATCTTCCATCACCAACTAATATAGCTCTTGCTATTTCCTCATCTAACATCATTCTCATTTCCATTTTTAACCATGCTACTACATCGAAATCAGTTATATCCACAACATCATCTCTATCTAGTTTTTGCTTTTTGTATATAGTTGTTGGAGTAGTAGTTCTTTTTAATAGTGTGAATACTTCTTCTTTCTTTCTTTTACCTTTCATGTAACCTTTAGCTCTAGCTTCGTCAGCAGTTATATCAGCATGCATAGATTTTATTCTAGAGAATGGAACATGATGAACTCCTCTCATTACTTTTTGTACATAAGAGTCATCTCTTTTTATAAAATCTGGTGGCATGTTAACGTTTTTAGCATCTGGGAATAACCAGTCTATTTGTTTGATACCATAATCATCGGCATGAGCTAAAAAGCTTTCTTTTAAAGATCCATATCTTTTAGCATCTTTTAATATAGTTTCTATAGCATCATGTGATAATACATCATTGTTTTCAGTTTCTCTACCTTCAAATACATTATGTTTCATTTCTTGTTCTCCTCCATCTTCTTCAATATTATTTTCATTTTCTTCTATGGCAGATTGTGCCATGCTTTTATCTTCTAAAGCTTGCCCTATTAGAGCATATACAACATTCTTTTGCTCTTCATTCAAAGTGTCAAATACATCTTGAATAGTCTTTTCATTATTGTCCACTTCATCATCTCCCTTTTTATCTTTTTTATCAGCTTTATCACTTGGATCATCAGCATGTTGTAGTGTTAATTCTTCACCTGTATATATAACTGCTTCATCCTCGCAAAATTCGCCATGTCTTATTACAGAGTCTATAAAAGCTCCAGGATTAGCACCAGCTAACACTAAACTTACTTCTCTTATAGTTCCATGCATTACATTTGAACCTTTTTGTTTAAGTTGATTAGCGTAAATAGATAAAGCTGTAACATCACCATGTTCTACTAGTAGTTTTGCATTTTTACCAGCTTCTGTATCATTGAAAGTACAATAAGCGTAAACGCCTTCGTCTCTGTTTTCTAATACTGCATGGCCTAATACATTAGCTGATTCATTGTGTTGATGATTCCATACTAGTGGAACAGTTTGCCCGTCATGTTGCTTAAAGGCATCTTTTAAAATTGTTCTACCGTCTGAGCATCTAATATTGTTTTTAGTTGCCCATCCACTAAAGTCGTATTTCATCTAACTATTCCTCCTTCTTCTCAGTATCGTCTACTGCATTTTGAACTTCTGGCGCATTCTCGATTTCTTCAGCATTTTTGTTTAAGTTCTTGTTACGTAATTCGTCTGCGTCAGGGTCTTCGGATGGTTTCCATCCCATAATTTGTCTAATTTCATTTGATGTCGCTATTTCATTACGTGTTAATTTATCAGCAATCTCGGCAAGATCATTAACTGGAACTAGTTTGAATGGATCTCTAAAGTAAACTATGTCTTGTTTTCTAGTTCTAGCTGTTTTGGTTAGGAATTTCCTTTTCATTTCATCAACTATAGCTGAAACTATAGGCTCAATTGTTCTATTGTAGTAATTTAACATAGTTTTATCATCAGCTGTACCATCTAATATAGTCTGAGTGATACCTAACTGGCCATATAGCATACTCGTTAAGTATTCAATCTGTTTCATTAGATTGTTCTCAACTGGTCGATTTAACTGTGTTATCTTTTCGGTTCCGTCAGTGTAGGCTATACCATATTTAGAACCTGTAAGTTGCATTTCAATTTCTTTACGTCTATTTTCAGCTTGTTGCTTTCTTGCCTCAGATTTGATAACATAAGGTAATTGTATAATTAAATCTAATTTACCAGAACCACTTTGTTCATCTATGACATCCAAAAGATTAAGTTTTCTTATAAGACGTTGCATAGTTGAGTTTGGTTCGTTTATGACCGCATATAAAGGATTCTCTATTATGGCGACCATACTTTTTGGCAATAGTAGATCTTCTTTCTGTCCAGTTTTATCATTATATATTCTAACTTTAACATGCTGTGGGCGCCACTCCAGTATTTGTCCTACTCTTAGACTATTTATATCATAAGAGCCAGATACATTAGGATTTATAGTAGTATCAACAGGAACTATGGCAATGCAGCCTTCATCCATCATAGACATAACGGCATCTTGTATAAACGCTTTTGCTGTCTGGTCCATGTTTGCACTAAGAGTTAAACACTCATTTAAACTAGTATCCATCTCTTCAACAAAACGACCATTGTCATCCAATTTAACATGCATAATATCTATAGACGCTACGTCTAATGCTATTCTGTTGTAAACTGATACGACAATACTTCTTTCATTACCTCTAGTTAGGCGCATTCTAAAAGGATTATAACTGCTTATGTGCTCACCATAATTATATCTTGGTGTTGGGTCTTTGTTCAGGAAGGCATTCCATGCATGTATTAGTCTATCACTAAAAGCCATTTTGACGTTTTCACCTCCTACTTTATTAATAGAAGAATCCCATAAATTCTTTTCCTTTGTTAATAGCGTTTATTGCACTATTTACATTTTGTGCGCTAAATTTAACTCGCTGTCCATTAAAAGTTACATTATTAGACATCATTACATCATTAACAACTTTTGTGCCAACACCTATTGCTGCTGCAGTGGCAGCTGCTTTTACAGACATAGTCATTGCACGTTTAGCTGCAGCTTTTCTAGCGCTTCTCTTTGCTCCTACTTCTGGTGCTTTTCTAGCTTTAGCTCTTTGCACATCATGCTGACCTTGTAAATAGTTGTATTGTTTCTTAAGTTCTCTATTATTCGGATCAGCATTTAGTTGCTTTTGAACTTTTTTAGCTTCACTTAAATATTTTCTAGAAGCATCTTTTCCAACTTCACCTCTTATGGCACCTTTTCGATATGTAGTGTTGGAATTTAAAGCTTTCTTATAATCTCTATTAGCCTGTTTATAAGTTTTCTTTAATTCTTTATTCGATCTGTCTCTTTCATAGTCCATACGTGCAATATTAGCTTTTTTACCAAGATCGATAGCGTTGGCTTTTTTATTGCTATTATCTTTCCATTTTTTAAAACTTTTGTCTACTTTCGCATTTTGTCGTCTAGCTCTTCTAACTCCCCATTTCATACCTTTTATACCATGATGATATAATTCATCGGTATGATTATACTCCCACATTTGACTCACCTCCTATGTTATTCCACATTGTTTATTAGCCCATTTTTCGCCTTTTCGTGCGTACTTATTGCAATATTTAGATGCTTTTTTTAACATAGCTTTACTAACTACTTTTTCAGATTCGATAGATAAAGATGCCTCTCCATCTAATAATATTATTGGAGATTTAACTGCACCATAATTTGTTACTGTATCATAATCATCACGAAGCATATTATACCCTTTGTTTTTTAACTCCTGATAAAATAATTTCTTTGCTGTTGGTATGTTTTTATCATCTACAAATAAATAGTTAGCATTGAGATAATATAAATCCAAATTCAAACCATCATCCTTTTTATTGCTAACATTTCCTTTGATTATTTCATCCATATGTTTTTTAAATTTTTTATCGTCATTAACAGGTAAATAATCGGCATTTTTTGACATAGCATCTTTATACTCTTTTAATGCAGTTGGATTATCTCTCAGAACTTTAAAAAAGGTACTTGCTGCTTCATCTGTTGATGGAGATTTTAAAGTAGTTTTTGCTGTCATGTTTAATACTTTTGATGTTCCAGCTTTACTCAGAGTATTCATATACATATTATTATCGTGTTTTCCGATAGACGCATAAGTTTGACCTTTAATATTTTGTTTAGCTGTTTGTTTGTCAAATACTATTCTTTGTAATTTAGCACCTTTTTTAATTTCTATACGACCATCGCCATAATCTTTATATCGATCTTCTCCATATCGTTTTCTACCTTTAGCGTTCCTAGTTCCATCTTCATTTTGCCATCTTCTAATTCCCCATTTCATACCTTTTATACCATGATGATATAATTCCACAATTCATCTCACCTCCTATTCAAATGCATCTTTGTTTAATTTATAAGCAACATATGCATCCATCATAGCGGCAACTGCATCTATCTTTTGTTCATATCTTTTCTTTAATAATTTTCGGTTACCATTTGTGTCTTCAAGAGTTATACAGTTACCCATGGCGAACGTCATAAGTTCTTCATCAAATAATAGCATTCTATCTTCTGCTAATTTCTTTAATTCACCTAATGGAACTGATTCAGTCTTAGCACCTTGTATAACTTTCTCTATTCCAAATGGACCGTTCTCAGATTCCCATCTTTCAACAAATGCTTTTGCATTATAAGGGTCAAATCCAAAGCATCTAACATCATAATCTCTTTCGATTATATGAGCATCGAGGTCTTCATAAACTTCGGTCATATCTAAAACAGTTCCTTCCAATACTATAAGACTTCCTTCTTGTAAGAATTCATCATACTTTAATCTCATAGCTCCTGGTAATTTATGAAGGGTTTTGGATGTGATATAGTTTCTAGTCTTAATTCCAAAAGCACCATCTCTTAAAGGAAACATAAACGTAAATGCACAGAAGTCATCACCTTGCGATAAGTCGGCTCCCAATGCACACGGCATTTGCCAGAAATCTCTTTTTCTATGTGGAAGAGTTTCGTCATAAGTGAAGAAATATGTATAACCTTCCATTGGAATACCAAAACGTTTTGCTAAAATATCATTTCTTGTAGCCGGAGCCTTTTCAGCTCTTTCAACATCTAACTGATAAGTTTCATATGTGACGGTTTTTCCTAAATTTGGATTTGCTTTTAACCAAGTTCTAGGGTTATTAACTTCTTCTATATCATCAAGTCGATAATACCAAATCGAAACATGTGGATTGACGTATTCGCCTTTAAGAATTTCCATTAATTCCATTTTGATTGTATCACCACTACCATTTCTTACGGTCCCTTCTGAACTTGTAGCAACTATTAAATAATCATCTAATTTAGAGGCACCTTGTTCAACTGCACCTATGACATCTTCTCTTATATCGCCAGAAAGCCATTCGTCTATTGTCGCCACTTTACATCTCAAACCTTGAAGTTTATTAACACTCATCGGTCTTATCTCCAACAGTGAACCTGTTAGAAAATTTTCTATACCTTTTTTAGTGGACGCTAATTTCATTCTATTCGCTTTAGAGCCAGTTGTATTTTGTATAGAACCTTCAGTCAAAAATTGAAATAAAGGTCCTCTAGATCTTGTTATGGAAGTTCTTATGGGTGATAGTATTTCTTCAGCTTGTTTCATAGTAGGAGCTGTTGTTATTTGATGAGTAGTTGTAGTGTCTACGTTTAGAAAATAATTCTGTATACATGAGCTATACATAGATTTAGCAGCACCTCTGGCTACGATTAGATATTGTTTGTTAACTAGTCTTTTTTTAACGGTTTTTGTTACATATCTACCGTCATGACCATCAGGTGAAGGCTCATATACACTTCTTTCTACAAAGTAATACCAACCGAATATCTGTTCAGCCCAAAGTTTAAACGAGTCTAGTAAATGTAAATCCGCTCCATCGGTTAATGTAAGTTCTTTTTCACAATAATCTACGAAACCGTTTATAGCTTGATCATCATAGTAGATTCCAGGATTAGCTATCAGCTCATCTATACGGTTCATTTCCATGGAAATCTCTTTACATACTGGAATCTCTCCTCTTATAACGGCATCTCTAAACTTACCATAATAGATAGGAGTGGCTGTGTTTGATAATGCCATTTTGAGTTCTCCTTTCTGCTATCCTTTTAACTTTTGTATGGCCAAGGCTATAGATAATGCTGAACTTGTAATACTTATAGCAGTTCCAACATTGTTTAATATGGAATTAACATTTGAGCGCCCAGCATTAATTTGCTCAGCTGACATTTTCACATACTGTTGTTCCATATTTAGTCGATTGACTCTCTCTCTTAGTTCCTGGTCAGTCATAATTTTAGCTTCAGACAATTTTTGTTTTTGCGCTTTCTTTTGACCTTTTTTGGAAGTAGCATTATTAATATTTCTTGTTTCATTAACTATTGTACCAGCGGCATCTACTTTCTTTTTTGCTTTATTTAAATCGATTTTTCCTGTAGGATGCCCTAATTGGGCAGCAGTTCTTCTAACTCCCCATTTCATACCCTTTATACCATGATGATAAAGTTCATTATTGTAATTCCACATTTAACTCACCTCCTAACGTTGAATTGACGACAAATCTTTTTTCTTTTTCTTTACTTCTTTAGTCATAGTATAATCAGCATAATATTTTAAATCGTCTTTTGTTAACTTAACAGAACCAGTTTGATTAATCTTATCCATATTCAGTATTATCAATGGATCTTGAGCAGTACCCTTTCTGTCATTGATATCGCTTAAGGCATCAAAACCTTGCTTTACTAAATTAGCATAAAAATTATTACTGGATGTTTCTGCTTTCTTAGATAATACAGCATTAGATACAAATTCCTCGGCTAATTTTCTAGCTTTTTTACTTTCAGGATCATTAAGTTTGGAAATTTTCTTCTTGTATGATTTCGCTGTTTTCTCCATAAATATAACATTATCGTTATAGGCTTTTGCCATATCCTTGGCCACTTGTTCGGGATTTTCTTTTGTTATTTTCATAAATGTGTTAACTACATCCTTGTCACTAGCCACCGATATGTCTTTTTTAACCATAAACGTATTCTTATATCCTCTTCCATCATACATAAAATTACCCATCATGTCAGCGTACATGTTTTTGTCATAGTCAGTATAGGCTGTATATAAACGATTTTTCTTACCGCTTTGATATTGGCCTCTAGTTATTGTTTGAAATTCAGTACCTGACTTTATAGTTCTACGCTTAGAATTTATTTCATCTTTTTGCTTTCTAACACTTTTCTTTTTATTAGAAAGATTGTCATCATATTCACGGTCGCCGTATTTTTTCTTACCTGCAGGAGTTAAATGCCCGGCTTTATCTTCATATCTTCTAATCCCCCATTTCATACCTTTGACCCCGAAATGTTTAAGCTCATCGTTCATACTCTCACCTCCTTTCGAATTATTCTTCATCAGAAGGTGGTGGTGTATCTTCTATTTTAGGATCTCCTTCCAAAAATATACGCCATTCTATTTCGGATAGGGTTCTATTAATACTTTCAATTAAAGCGCTGCTAGTTGGTGGGTCGAAAAGTAATCTTACTTTTAGATAAATATAAGTTTTAACCATGTTAAGGTTTTTCTCATTCGTATAATCTTCCCAACTTGAGTTTTCATCTACTATCATAAAACCTGTTTTTGGCCCAACACCTAATTGATTCAGTATAGCAAAAGCAGTATTTATGTGAATGATTATATCATCATCAAAGTTTGTATACTCAGGCATTATACCTAATAGTTTCTTTATTGAAAGTAATATACTTTCCATCATTTACATTACCTCCTCCATGGACAAGTATCATTTTTAGACCTTTCTATAAATTCTCCAAACAGTATATCTTCATCGCCATAGTGTATTGCATCATGAGTTCTTTTAGTAGTGCAAATCATGTAGTCTGGATTCAACAAAAACTCTGTCTGATTAATTACATCATACTTTGTTAAAGGATTCATATGATGAATGATGATTCTATTATCAATCTCTCTATCCTCTATTCCTAAATCGCAAGCATTGTCTCGTAGAATTACATAATCTCTTATTCTTTTCCACTCTGTTGACCTATAAAACTTCTGATTTAAGTATCTGTCAAAGCCAAATGTCTCTTCACCAACTTTACCGCTTAATTTTAGATAGCGGTATCGCTCTTTAAATGTTTTTAGCTTAATTAATTCTTGATAGGTTCTAATATTCATCATCTTCATCCCCATCTATACCAGGTATTTGACCACTATAGTTCTGCATTGCTTTAAGAGCATTAGAATATAGCTCTTCGATTCTCTTAGCTGATTGTAAGTTCTCGGTTTTAGCAACTATAAGTTCTTTCTGCTTCTCAAGTATCTCCCTTTCTATCTTTTCTTTAGTTGTAGCTAGTTTCAGATAGTGAGTTATCACTTGAGAAGACGCAGTCCCCTCTATAAGCTGCTTCTCAGCTAAGTCTACAGCTAAAGCTATCATCTGATTCTCTCTTGCTTCTGGAGTTGTTGCAGGTCTAATTTTTTTCTCAGTGCTTTCTTTATTAGTTTTACTTCGTTTTGCCATTGTT